ATAGATTCAAATATCCCGTCCCATCCAAAATCGGGTTCATCAATCAGAACGATATCGCCAAATCTGATAGACTCGTAAATAATTCCCAAAATTTTATCATCTTTTTTCATAATTAATCATTCCAATATTTCATGAACCTACGGGATGGATCACCCCATGCTGTATTAAGTGGCTCCAAGAATGCCCCGATATTCTCCGGTCTTTCAAGGAATCTGCTTTCCCCAAGCTTTCTAAGCTCTGGAACCAGCTTGTAATATTTGGAACGGTTCTTGTAATTTAGAATCGTTTCCACCTTCTGTTCCAAATCGGTAGAATCTGTGAATTTAAGGAAATCGGGAGCATCCTCATACGTCACCATATCCTGCACCATGCAAGGAATACCCAAACAAGCTCCCTCGATGTATTTGATATCGGATTTTGATCTGTTGAATGGTATGTCCTTCAAGGGCGCAAGAAGCAATTGGGGATTCAAAGAAGCGATGAATTTAGGGTAATCCATCAAAGATTGCCAAGGGTGGAATTCAATCTCCTTGTTATTAACATAAGGATGAAGGGGAGGGGGATAAGCACCAATGAAAATAAACTGATACTTGTGGCGATTATCAATGATGAATTTCAGAACATGGGAGAAATCATCCTGTTGTCCCGTGACATTCTTCACATCAAAGTGCGCTCCCGATCCTGAATAAAGGATGCGTGGTTTCTTTTTATTTCTATCAAAATTCTGGATGACCTTACCATAATTATAGTGATGTCCAATCCACCATTCGGGGGGGAAATTGGGGACTACTGAAGTCTTCTGTTGTCCCGTCTTCTCGATGAAAAGATCACGCATGTATTTACATGTCACTGTCACCTCATCCGCCATGTTCATCATGTCCACACAGTTCTGACGAATCTCATCGGAAGCAAATGCATGTTTATATGAATTATAATCAGGAATCTCTTCGTGGAATACCACATCATCCACCTCATAGACAATCTTAAATCCGCATTCGGGTTGGATGCTCTTGAGGAATTTGAAGAACTCCTTCTGTTGAGTGGAACACTGACGTTGCAGCTTGATGGTTTTTACATCCTGATACCAATCCTTGTTGAGAACCATTTTGGTGATTGTGGTGGAGTCTCCCAATCCGCACATATTGATGTGATTCTCACTCCATCCTATACGATATTGACCACAACCTCCCCTGTCGGCGGCAAAGTTTAGATAAGTATTACCCCTTTTAGGGGGTTCTTGAGTGGGGGTTTTTACCGAATAGGGATTCTTAGGAAAAGGACTGCTGAATGGCTGAACAAACATGTAGAGATTTATCCATATTTATACATTTGTCAATTGTTTATTCTTCTAGTAATCCCACCTTCTTTTTCAAGTTCAATAATTGATCCCGTGACTTGTTTCAATATTTCCTTTCTATGGGAAATTGCATAAACAGCCAAATCGTTCTTTTCAATTCTTTTTTTGACGAGTTCTACCAATAAATCAAACCCCCTCTCATCAAACGCCGCGTCAAAAACCTCATCTATCCATTCCACGTTAGATGACACTCCTGAAATCTTCCTTTTCAAATCCTTGAATGCCCATGCACACGCGAGATCGACAGTTCTGCGTTCTCCACCGCTCAGATTCCAGTAAGAAATTTCCTTGCCCTTGTCATTGGAAAGCTGTTCATCAAAGTATTCATCGAATTTACAACGAATGGACATACCAAGATCATTAATATATTGCTGGATACTTGCGTTCATCATGGAAAGGAGTCTCTTCACCACAAAGCTACGGACACCTTCTTCTCCCAGAACGAATTTACACACCTCATAATCTTCCGATTTCTGCTTGAGCAATAGGAAATTATCACGTTCCGTGTCATATCTCTCCTGCGTCTTGATGATATTCTCCTCAAAAGCTGGTTTGGGTAATTCATCCAACTTCAAATTATCCAGAGATTCCTTGTATTGTTTGAGACTAATTTCCAGACCTTCCAATTTCTGCTTGGTGACTTTAGCTTCGTTGATTTGGTCTTGAAATTCAGCTACCTTTTGTTGAACCTTTTCTTTTTTGGAATGAAATTGGGATTTATCTTCCTTCAATTTATCAATTTCCTCAACAATATTATCCAATTCGGATTGATATTGCTCCTTCATTTTCTCCAGATGTTCCACATGTGTATGGGGAATTTCTTGAAGGCACTTGTCACATTTAATCATTTTTCAAAATTTCGTTTAAATCTTTTCTCTCCGTTTTGCATATAGCAAAAACACGATCAATCATTCTATTAGCGTTAGGTAACAATTTATAGGTTTTAAATTTATTCAACAAATCATATAATTTAGACATTCTAATATAATCACCATCAGATTTTTCATTATCTAAAACATTTAGAAAATCTTCAATAGATGTCAACTTACCCCAATCCAATGAATAAGGAATTTGTGTAAAATGAGATTGATGGTTTATCCAGTGTTCAACCCTACTTTTTTCAATAACGAATATTGGTTGTTTTTTCATATCACTTTCTCAATTTGTTCAATTTCTTTCACCTTCAGCTTCCTCAAAGTCTCCTTGGAAGAGATTTCGTTATTCACATGACCGATCTTTCCATCCAGCTTTCTCCAAGCATCATCCCACTTCTCTTTCTCCGTTTGGATGGTAGAAATATCCATAATAGATGTTTTAGCAATCTTTTCAGATGTTTCATCAATCTTTTCCTGAATTTCTTTGCGCTTTTGATCAAGAATCGCTTCCCGCTCTTGGACTTTCTTCAAATAATCTTCTTGCTGCTTGTTTAGGGTTTCCAATGTGTTATTGATTTCTTCCAACTTGGCAGAAGAAATGTTCATCTCCCCTTTATTATCACGAATCAAAGTCTTCAATTCGTTGCTCATCTTACCAAAGACTTCCAGAGAGAAAATGTCATTGATGAACTTGCGCTTCTCTTCAGGTTTCTTTGCCATGAATGGGATGTTATCCGAAAGAGATAAAATATCACAACTACGACAAATCACAGGATTGGAACCGATCAAATCACAGATGAATTTGTCGGTGTTGGCAATGGAATCCTTGGTGATGTCTTCCTCGCATCTCAGAAGCGTCACAGTGCTTGGTTTGACTTGCCGCTTTATCGTGTATGTCTGAACGTCTTGCTCCGTCTCTACGTCGAACGTAAGCTCAATGGCACCCTTTCCTTTGGTGATGTTGTTGATGATGAAATCCTTTTTAATTTCACGGATGGTTTTACCGAATAATGCGAAATAGAAAAGTTCGGCCATAACTGATTTTCCAATACCGTTCACACGATCTGGATTATCAATATTCCTACCAGTGATCAGATTAAATCCTGATTGGAAGTCAACCGATATTTGGTCATTTCCCACACTGAGGAAATTTTGACCTTTTAAATTTTTATAAATTATTCGTCTCATATTATTTTATCATCCGCATTGTTTCATTTTTTGGATAACTTCTTTATCAATCTCTTCTTGAATAATATCACGAAATATTTGCATTTCAATTGAATTGAACGCTTCATCATATTCTTCCTGTGTGTAATCCTTATACCACCTACCAGTGTGGTCTTCATACACCCGAATATAACCATCCTTTACGGGAAATTCCTCATCTACACTTTTCATACAATTCGTCGTTGATTTTTTTAACTCTTACCAATTTATCTGGTTCTAAATTCAATTGTTCATAGAACTCGTCAAACATTCCCACAATATCAATGGAATCCACCTGTTCAACATCCCCGATTGTCTTGGTTGCCACGTTGTATTCCGTTGTGAGGCGGAATGGAGCAAAGTTGGACAGGTAAATCTTTAACTTCTCCACCTTATCATCATCCATCTCCTTGTCAATGATCAGCTTTACGATGTTTCCTTCCACATCCTCCGCTTTGTAGTCCTTAATCTTGGACAGGGGAATTTTGATAAATTCTGGAGACACCGTATTCTTCACGAATTCCACCGAATCATCTTCCAGATTCAGAATGTGATAGCCCTTATCATCTCCGCAATCGTTGAAATCGTGGGGAAAGGTATTGCCAATATAGCGGATTGTTCCCTCATTGTATTTCTTGATACTCTTAGTATGGAAATGACCAGACCAAACGTTGGTTGTTCGGGATGCTAGGAAATCCATAACTTGGAATCCATGATCACAAACCTTGTAATTGTTCATCTGAAATGATTGAATTTCAAAGTGTCCAAAGATGTGATCAAATTTACCTTCCGGCAATTCATGGTTCCATGGAACGAATAGCAATTTCTTACCAAACGCATCAAATTCCAAATTCTGGTCAATGATGGTGATGTTATCATGACCCTTGAGGAATCCCAAGCTATGGACATCGGAACGGTTCTTGTAGAACGCATCGTGGTTGCCAATCACCATAAAGAGGTTGAAATTCTTGAATTTGGCGATCAATTCGGATGCAACGTGAATTGTCTGAACGGAAATCTCCGAACGGTTGTGGAAGAAATCACCAAGGAAAAAGATGTCTGAAATCTTCTTTTTCTTTAAATCAGCGACGATCCAATCAGCCCATTTTAAGGCTATCTCATGCCACTCCGTCGAATTTCCATATAGACCCAAATGAAGGTCTGAAAATAATGCTACTTTATTTTTCTTTATCATATTCTTTTGCTGTTTCATTAAGCACATCTCCAATATTTCGGAAAAAACTTTCAATGTGGTAGTTATCTCTCCACATCATATCTCGTCCAAAAGACGGTGTATATTGATCAATAATTTTAGCAGATTTCTGCTGAACCCTGTCGAGATAATCCTTTCTCACTTCGTTCAATAATTCATCCTTGTCGTATTCTGATCGAATCAATCCTTCCACTTTTTCAATCAACAATCTCTGATCAAGAGATGCTTGCGATTTAATTTGTTGTAAGTTCATGCTATTCGTCATCATACTCATCTCCCTCCAAATTCGGTTTCACATATACATGTCCCATGGAATCCGGCCCACTCATGCTTTCCATATACACCATCTCCTTGTAATCCTCCAGACCCTTGTGTTGACCGTTTTCCTTCTTGATGCGGTTACAGAAAGCGTTCCAAGCAATGCGGTTGAAATAGGAAAATGGGTTGTATTCCGATTCGATGTTATAGAGCTTCTTTTCCAAAGCTGCATACATTTTCAACACCGCATCCCCGACCATTTCCTGTTTCCAAGACTTGGAATAACGGATGAAATTGATCTTGTATGACAATCCCTCCGCAATATTCATCAAATGGACACCCAATTCATCCAAATTCTCCCCCGTTTCATAATACTCAACCAATTGCTGTTTGAAGAGCTTGGAATTGACATAATGGGGTTTCTTAGCGTTTTTGTTTTCCGTCATATATTAATAGCAATTTCTTTAGATCGCCACACGATCTGTTCCTTATCATAAATCTCCTGCCTATGTAACGCATGGGAATAAGAATACTTTAAATTATCTGATACATCAATGATGCGGAGCTTGGATTTGTTATCATGCAACCGGAGTCCCCGACCAATGGATTGCACGACCCGAATGAATGATTTACCAAGTCCCGCAAATATGATATTTGGGAGATTCTTGATATTAATACCAGTTGAAAAAATGGATGCCATTGCAATACAAATGATATTATCATTCTTTTCCATCATGTCAATTATTTTCTTTCTTTCTTCGACTTCCATTTCCCCCTTAACAAAGAACACTCTCTTATCAGATCGGGAACGCACAATATGTAATAACTGATCCCCATGATCAAGGTGATTAACCATGATAAGGGTATTACCAATAAGTGCATCAGATAATTTAGCGATGATTTGATTTCTTTTTTCGTGTTTGTATAGATATTCCAGTTCATCTTTATATTTAAATTTTTTGGTTTTTGGGTGATTGAGTTGTAGAGACGTAATTTCCACATCAGAAATATATCCCTCATCCCTAAGTTCTTTGGATTTCTTCTCATATATCACGGAGCCAAATGTTCCAATTGTCTTCCATTGATCAATGGGCTTATCAGAAAGGGTTCCCGTGAAACCGAATTTATTGGGAGTGTGGATTTTGTTTATGATTTTGGAAATCTGATTATCGGCTGAAATTTTATGACATTCATCGGTTATGAGCAGATTTACGCTCAAAATCCATGGATTGTCGGTAAATTGAGAAAGAAGGTTCTCAGAATTGCATATCACAACTTGGGTATCCTGCGGTTCCGTCCCTCCTGTCCATCCTGAATACGTGAATGTCACGCCATAATCTTCAAAATCACCCTGTAATTGGTTCACAAGAGATAGACCGGGGACTACTATGAGACATTTGAATGTATCATTTGATACGTTTCTCGTATAATTTTCTATGAGAAGTGCCTGTGCCAGAGATTTTCCGGCAGATGTCGCAAGTAGAAACGTCCCAAATCCTTTTTTCAGACCAGCAATCACTGAATCCTTCTGATAATATCGGGCATCGTATTTCAAATCATCCCAAAATTCCTCAATCACCACCCCGCACTTCAATCTCTTCTTGAAATCATCAGTTAGGGATATATCGGTGATCTGGTTATCCCTGAGATATTTCAGAATCTCCCCATGGAATCCAAAATCAAACAAACCAGATGGTGTGATGGCATACTTGCGATCCTTGACGAACCGATGTCCTTTCTTCTTGGCGAAGAATGCCCCATCATTCTTGGCGGAAAAATGATTACGAATCATCCCAAGGGTGTCAGAATCGGTGATGATCTGCCCCTGCCTTTTGGATGGTTTGTAGTCAAGGGTTATCATTTAAGATTCTTGGAGAGTCTTGATACTGATTATATTTTTAATATCTTGGGAAATGAAAGTGATCAGACTCACCACCCTATCGAGATATTCCACCAGATACTCTTGTTCCTTGATCTTCTGGTTGATGTTCTCCAGCGATGGGGTCTTGTCCAGATCGTCCATCACTTGCTTGTTGAGAGCCACTGGAGACTCCTCCATCAGCTTCTTCTGAAGTGTGTGCTTGGTGGATGCCTTGAGCTTGTAGAGATTGTCCTTTTCGATCTTCGCATCGATTAGACGGCATACCCAGAAATGTTTCTCTGCGGGAACTCTCTTAGTGACACCCTCCAGCGTGAAGTCGTCAATTTTAACGAACTCTTCGAATTGTGTTTGGTATTTTTTAATCAACTCAAGCGACATATATTAAATAGTAACATGGAATACTCTCGTGTCAAGGATGAAAAGAATATCGCAAATATTTATCAACAAATGCTTAATGAGGATATGACAAGCGGTGGTGCGTTTGGTGGTGATATTGCGGGTCATGCTGGAATGGAGAACACGGATTGGTTTGCACCGGGGGATGCCAGAAACCCGTATGGAATGGGAATCACTACGAGAAGTGGTCAATTGAGTGCGAAAAAAGGTAAGAAACGTAAGAAAAAGCGTGTTCAGAAACAATAATTTTTGTACATAAGACCAAGCCCGCCCACCACCCCTAATTATATTCGCCATATTGATTTGTCAATAGTGTAATATGAATTATTTTCAAGTTTTTTCAATTATTGTTCATCTATTCCCACCCTCCTCCCTATACCTTAACATGACTATTTCAAAAGTCAATACCTTATAATTAATTAGCTTATTATTAGATATTGATTAGATATTAACTATGATTAAAGATAACTAAAGAAAGAAACAAAGAAAAAAAAATTAATTCTAATAAATACAATCAATCAGCTTACCAAAGCGTACCAACGCTTATCATTAGATATTGATTTAGATTAATTATAATTAAATATAAATGGAAAAAATTTTGGAAACCGCCCCACAAATCACCACTTGGAAGAATTTCCCAACCGATACGGAAGGTGTTGTGGGATTTGTTTACCTCATCCGCAACAATCATCCAGAATCTACACGCAAATATTACATCGGTAAGAAACAGCTTCTCAAGCGTGTGAAGCGCAAACCATTGAAAGGTAAGACACGCAATCGCATTTCATTTGTGGACAATGATGTGGAGAAGTATTGGGGATCGTCCAAAGAACTCCTGAATGATATTGAGAAATATGGGATTGAGCATTTTTCAAGGGAAGTGATAGAGGTGTGTTACTCAAAATTCCATATGACGTATTCGGAACTACTGTGGCAGATCAAAACCAATTCATTAATGGATCAAAGATTCTACAATGGCATTCTAAATGTTAGGATTTCGAAGATACCCAAAGGATTTGTTGACATTGAACGTGATCCTGCTATTTTGAAGCTGTGACAAGGATTCAATTTCAAAATAGAAAGATCATCGACATTGATGAGATATTTCGGGATACGAATGGAAATTTCGCAATCCTTTTGGAATCCCTTGGATTGACCACCACCTTTGATTTCTCCAAGCGCAATAACCAAAAATTATACACCCACGAGTTCATCAAGACCACAACACAATTCCTGAAATACAACACCCACACGGATTTCATTTTCTTTTCCAATGCTCTTACCAAGGACAAGTTCCGCAATCGACTTTTGGCTAAAATCCGGCGAATCTTCAAGATAAGGATTTGGGAAGCCAATTATGATTTGGAGCATTTAAAATACCTGATTGATATTCGGGACTGTTCCACCATCTCTGGATTGGAAATGGCATTTTCGGATCGCAAACCCCCATCGTTCCGCAAGATTTCCAAATATCTGGAAAAGGAAGGTCTGACATTCCTAAATGAAAAATACTTTCAAGATGTGGTAAACAAAATGATAATTTTCAATCATTAATCTAAATAGTATTATGAGCAAATTTCTTGAGATTTTAGAACAACACGATCCTGCCAACCAATCCAAGATGGATGCGGCATTTCAGGCGAAATTCTTCCTTTATGAACAAGAAGTCCCTTTCAGTTCCAAAGGTTCCCAAATCATCCTTCATGCGGAACAAGGGGATATTATTTTGGAAGCTGTGGGTATGCAAGCCCGTCAAGATATGGGCGATCTCCCAGAGGAAGAACAACAAACAGTTGGTTCGTATGATATTGACGGAGAAGTTGAAAAATTGGGCGCAAAAGCATTAAGTCTTGGCCCAATGGGTAAGCTTCTTGGGACGAAAGCACAGAAAGCGAAAGCGGCAGCTAAAGAGCGCGATAATGTTGCGGGTCAAGCGGTAGAACAGTATAAAAACAACACCAACAGCCTAAGAAAAGCGGTTGCAAAATCCAAAGCGAAAAAATTCAACGTTGTTTAACATGAAATCTAAAACCTTACAATTAATCGCAAGATACCAAACCATCTTGGAACAAGATGAGCAAAATCCTGAAGCTGGTATGGAACAAGCACCACCCCAAGAAGGACAATCTCCTGCACCAGAGATGCCTCCTGAAGAACCTCAAGAGACAATCCCCCTGAGTTCTCCCGCCGAAGTGCGTTACATGGAAGATGTGGTTCTAGCTGCTCTCATGGAACCCCCCAGTGGCACGGATCGCATTGCTTTGGAAAACATCCTAGATTTGCTACGCAGACCTGATAATATCAAGAGAATTCAAGCATCGGGACAAACCGCAAAGGATTTGTATCAATCAAAAGTTCTTCCAATTATCCGTCCTGCACAACAAGGACAGGACATTCGGGATAATTTAGATCAGATGGACTAAATAATATTATGAAATTCAAAGGAGAAGAAAATGCCGTGCTTTGGGAATCCTATACTGGAAGAAATTTTAAACGAGAAGACGCAGAAGAAGACTTCATGAGCGATGATCTTGAAGACGATTTTTCTGATGATGGTATTGACGATTTTGACGATGACATGGATTTTGGCGATGATCTTGACGATGATCTTGGAGGCGGGGAAGCACAAGGAATGGTCATGCAAATTGATCCAATTGCTCCCGTGGAATCGCATGAGGTAAATGAGGTTCTGGTATCGGAACTCAAGAAGCTTTCGGAATATGGTAAGCGTCTTTATGACATGAAAGATTCCGCTGAATTTGAAGATTGGATGGTTTCAGCAATCACCATTGCATCTACTTACGTTTCCGATGTTTGGCACCGTCTGGATGCCAAGGCTGATTTCGCCAATACGGGGTTTGAGCAAGCCGATGATTTCGAACAATTTTAATATGATATCCAAATCAGAAGAAAATGAAATTATATGGGAATCGTTGAAAACAGATTCTTCTCAAGATCATTTGTCTCTTCTTATGGACTCCAAGCACATGATCGAACATATGATTAAAACGATTAATAATTATTCAATGTTCCATAGCACCCCCGATAAACCTAAACCAAAATTCCCAAATATTGGGGAGATTTCATCTGCACATAAAAACGTAAAACGGATTTACGAAAGCATGGGCGTAGATGTTAATGAAAAACCAGTAATTTAAATGAATGAGAAGTTTCAAGCAATTCTTTGTGGAAAAAAACATCCTCGGTTTGGAAGAGGATATCGTAGTTGATGGTGTCGGAACCATATCCGCCAAATTGGATACGGGTAATGGTGCTTACAATGTTTTACACGGAGAAGACCTTGAGTTCGGAAAAGACAGACAAACCAACCAACCCATAGTAAGATTTACAACCATGAATTCCATACGCTTAGAAAAACCAGTCAAAGATACCATCACTATTAATCTAGGGGCTGGTAATACGGAAGAACGTCCAATCTGTTTATTTGATTGTGCAATTGGGGGTAAGAGATTCCCCAATACGCCATTTTCAATTGGTAATAGAGCGGATAACGATCATAAGGTTTTAATTGGTAAGGGATTTATAGCGAAGCAGTTGGATGCGCTTGTCGATGTTGCCCTTAAAAATGTGGCAGATCAAAATTTAACAGCAGATGTCTAATAAAATATCACAAAAAGAACTTTTGAGTGAGGGATTTTGGGATGCTTTTGGAAAAGCAAAAGAAAAACTCAGAGAGAAATTTCCTAGAACTACTAGATTGGCATCTTTAGCTGGTTCTGTTGCTGATGTGGTAGCTCCAGAAATAATGCAACCTATTAGAAAGCAAAAAGAATGGAGAGATTCCGCCAGTGAAAAAGCTAAAAGAGCTTCAATGACTCAAGATCAAATTACGTTGGATTACATTCATGAAGATGGGTTCCACGAAGAGCGAGGTGAAAAGCTCAATTGGAATCCGAAACGAAACGCCGATGGGACATACACAGCAACTATTAAAGTGGGGGAGTTGGTAAACGATCCACAGACGGGTGATCCTAAATTGGGTAGAACATTCTCTGCTGATAAATCAACATATATTGTTAAATTTGATCCGAAAAATAGGACAGCCAAAAGAGTTAGAGGACCAGACAGACAGCTTGCTTCCAGTACCGACCAAATTAGGTATGCATTGGAAGATGCTGGTTATAATACTGTGGGTGGTATTAAAATTACTGGAAATAATCGAGATGGTACTATAAATGTGGACGCATATATATTAACTAATATTGGTGGGAATCAACAACGGACTTTACAACATTTTATTTATAATCCTTCCACGGAACAAATATCCATTCCTTGACATTCTCAAATGTCTCCATAAATCCTATCATGCAAGTGGAAATCAAAGCGCAAGAGGATGAGAATTTCAAATTCATTACAACGGACGAAACGGATGATCTTAAAGATGATTCCCATGTCAGTTCTGTGAATAATGACGATAATGTATTGGTTGGAAGAACTTGGAATAAATGGTATGGTGAATACATGACACCCGAAGAATTGGAAGAAAAGCAAAAACAACAAGAGATACGGGATGAAGAGCTTAAACAAAAATCAATTGAAAGATTGAAAGCAGAAAAAATCGCAGAACAACCCGTTCAACTGGAACCGCCCAAACGCATGGAAGCAACGCTGAACAATAAATCGGGACACGAATGGTTTAATGGAACATCTTGGGGATTGAAATGATAACAAATATTAAAATTCTAAATGGGTTTGCCACTGAGCTTCCCAATTTCCACAAGGGAATTGAATTCCAATTTTCGGAAGGGCTAACTATTTTGAATGGTCCAAATGGCTGCGGCAAGACCAGTGTTCTAAAAATGCTCAAGGCATATTGTGGCATCCCCAATGGATATGCGGGATGGTCTAGGATTTCTTCGGAACTTGCTCTGGGAGCGCAGCAGAGAAGTCATTTCCC